TGCTGTTCGCTAAGACCAAGGTCTTCCATGATCTGCTTGTTTTGCGCGGCGTTCTTTTGCGCCTCCGCCTTCGCCGCCTCCGCCTTCTTGGCCGAAGCTTCCGCGGCCTTCTTGGTCACCTCGGCCTGCACCGCGATCTGATCGGCCTTCTCGGCCTTGGCGAGCGCATTGACGCCGGCCGTGAGCGCCTTGAAGTCGTTAACCTTCTTGGCGAGCGCGGCCGGATCGGTGAGGTTCTTGCCGGAATACAGCTCGTTGAACTTCTGGATCAGCGTCATGGCGGCCTTGTGCGGATCGCCGCCTGCGATCTCGGGCTTCTCGCCCGGGATATATTGCGGCTGGAGCGCGACCGACTTCTTGGCCTTCGCCAGCTCGGCTTCGGTGGGAGGCGGGAAGCTGGTCGGCACCTTGGGCTCCAGCGCTGGAGGCAGCCCCTTGTAGCCGAGCCCCTTTGCATGGCCATAGGCAGTGCCTGCTGCCGTGTAATTGCCTGCCGCCGCCTGTTCCTTGGCGATCATCACCCAAGCTTCCATCGCGGTATCTTTCGGCGGAGGCTTCGGCGGTTCGGCTGCCTTTGGAGGGGCCGCAGGCTTCGCAGGCGCGGGCGACGGTGCGGGTTGATTGAGGGCGGTGGTATCTTCCTTGGTCAGCACGTAACCAAGGTCCAGCGCCTTCGCTAAGGCTTTCTGCGCCTCCTGATCCTTGCCCTTCTTTTGCGCCTGCTTCGCGGACATCGCCCACGCTTCGGCGAGCTTCGATTTGATCTTCGCAGCGTTCTCCGGGCTCATGCCGAACCCGGGCCCTTCTTTGAGCAATTGTGCGAGCATGCGCCGGTAGTGGATGCCAATCTGAGTCGGCCCGCTTATCACCTTGCCGACCGTCTCGTAGTGATTCAGTTCCTTATTCGAGCCATGCGCGGTGACATACAGGCCGCCGTAGGGCGCTTCTTTCTTCAGCTCCTCCTTGCCTTCCTTTTCGACACCACCGCCGCCTGAGCCGCCACCTGCGCCCTCCGTGAACTTGCCGTCCGGCCCGCGCGGGTGCTTGCCTTCCTCGAACTTGCCATCGTCCTGCGCCTGCGTCTGGAAGCCGCCAGTGCCGCCCGCAAGCGGATCGTGCGGGTGTTCCGGCTCGCCAAACCCGGCGTTGCGACGCTTGTCCTCGTCCTCGGCACCGCCGCCGTTCTCATACAGATCGCAGCAGTATTCGTCCTTCGGCGCCGGCAGGGTGGTCTCCCGGCCATTCCACTGCACGAACCCGCTATTGCCGCACTCGGTGTCGGACGCAAGGAAGCGGCAGCTCGCGCACGATGACCCGCCCCGGGGCACGCGCATGCCGAGCTGATGATCCTCCGGCAACGCCGCCTCGGCCTTTTCCTTCGGCGATTCATCCATCGCCTGATCCTGCCCGCCGAGAGACGCCGCGATCTTCTTGTCCCGCGATCGGTTCAGGAAGCCGTCCAGCTTCGCGGCCGGCGCGAGCACCACGCCATCGCTCTCCCAAGTGGTCTTGCTCGGATCGCCGCCCTCGCGCTCGGCGAAATAGTAGCGCGTGAACGAGGTGTCGCCCTCGTGATCGCCAGCGAACCCGGTGATCTTCGCCTTGAGCCCGGTCTCCTCGTAGGCTTCCTTGATCGCGTTCGCCTGCGGAGAAAGACCACGCTCCAGCCCGCCCTTCGGGAACGTATGCTGGTAGCCGCCGAACCCGTTCTTCGGCCGCATCAGCCACACGCGACCGTCCGGCTCGCGGATCACCACGCCAGTGCCGGCCCTCTTGTTGTTCGGGATGACGAACTCCGGCTCCTCGATCTCGGCCTGTCCCTCGACATTGGCCCAATCGCGGTTCGATTCCGGCGCTTCCCATGGCGTGAATTGCACACCGTTCAGCTCTTTGACCGGCAGCTTGCCGTCTTTCGCGAACACGACCGAGCTGTCCGGCTTGGTCGGATCGGCATCGGCGCCGAACATCTCGGCCTGCTTGGCGATGTCGTTCTTGCGCGCGATCAGCTTTTGCGCCAGCTCCGGCGAGCCGCCGAGCTTTTGAACCGTCGTGTTAATTTCCTTGTCCGGAATTGAGGTGACGAACGAGGCGCTCTCGCGCATCTCGGCCGGCGTCATGTCGCCGAACAGCTTCGCGGTGTCACGGTTGACGGTCTTGTTCCGGAGCGAATCCAGCTCGGTGACCTTGTCGCCGAACGCCTTGCCCTTCGGTGCGCCCTGCGCGCGGAACTCCATCGCGCCGCCGACGTCGAGCGCGGTGGGCTTGCCATTCACGATGCCGAGATTGTCCCCGCCCATGCCGGCCGCATCCCAATTGCCGAGCCATGCATGAACCGCGAAATCCTTCTTGGCTTCGCTCCGCTGTTTCTCATCGAACTTGTTGGCGTTGTTCTTGTCGAGCGGAGCCATCTCGGTGGCGATGTGCTGGCCGCCCTCGACCGGCCGATATTTCAGCGTCGGCGTGCCGGCGAGATGATAGAGCGCGCCCGCGATCAGCTCGTTCTTGACGTGCGCTGGCGACTTGCCCTGCTTCACATAATATTTTTTCCCGTCCGCGCTCTCAAACACGCCGCCCGGATTCGAGCCCATCTGCGCGCCGACCTTTTGCAGGCCCTTCAGGTCTAGCGGCGCACCGATATTCGTTTTCGGTGGCTGTGCGACTTGAAGAAAGGTCGGAATGCCCGGCATCCCACCTCCCTTCCCACCGCCGCCGCCCGCGGTGAACTTCCCCCCATCATCACGCTTGTGATCGCCTTCCTTCCATTCGACCGCGTCTTGCGCGAGCAGGCGCTTCCATGTGTCATCGAGCGCTTCATCGCCCGCGCCATAGTCGCCGCTCTCGTCACCGCCTTCTCCGCCGCCCTCTCCACCACCTTCGCCGCCCTCGGCGCCGAACCCGCCCTGTCCCTTGCCGCCCTTGCCCGAAAGCAGGCCCTCCTCGGCCGGCGGTGGCGGCACCTCCTCGGGATTGAGATCGCCGAACGGCAAATCCTCGTCCTCGATCGCAACGCGACGGATTTCCTCGGGCGAGAACGCGCCCATGTTGATGTACTTCTCGCGGGTGTCGGCCTCGTCCTTCACCTTCTGGCCCTTCTCCTCCTGCGTCATCTGGCGCAGCTCGGCGAAGTGGAAGGTGATCTCCGGGTCGATCTCGCCCCACAGCGAGAGCATCTCGAAGTTGATCACGCTCTGAAGCTTCGGCTTGTGGAAGCGGTTCTGATACGCCTCGATCGTGTCGTCGTAGACCTCGATCTCGAACTCCGATGTGGCGTTCAGACCGGACGGCGAAATGCCGGTCAGCTTCACGAGCGGAATGCGGCTCACGCTGGACAGATGTTCCTGCGCCTGCGCCTGAAGATGGTCGAGACCGGATAGGGGCGCGGATACGTTGCTGAAATCCTCCGTGTCTTTGCCGTGGACGAAGACGCCCTGATTGTCCCGCAGCATGTTGAACAGCGCGATACGCGCGAACAGCGCTCCCGCGCCGCTAGGCTCCATCAATTGCGAGAGATCGGTGCCGAGCACCATGACCGAATATGCCTTGATCATCTCGGCAACCGACTGGCGCGTTTGCAGCCAGATATCGACGTAGGGCTTCGCCATCTGGGAAAGCGAGAGGCCGCCGAACGCATAGGCCGGCTTCAGGATGTCGGGCACCGGGTGGCCCACGAACGTGAGCAGCCGAGACTGATGAATCTCCTGCCCCATCACGTACCACTGCTGCGGATTGTACCAGTCGCCGCGCAGCGGATTGTTCGCGTTGTAGAGGATCGGATAGGCCCACATCGGCTCGATATTGCGGATCGCCTTGAACGAGCCCGGCGGCACCTTCGTGCGGCTCGTCGTGTTCGTAAACGAGGCATCGCCGATATCGCTGATCACCTCCGCGGGGTCCGGCGTCGGGTCAAGGCTTTGGCCGTTCGTCCGGATATCGAGGAACAGGTGCGCGCGGCCAAAGAAGTTGTCGGTGCGGCTCGCCTGATAGAATGCTTGCTGCACGCCCAGCCTAAGCTGGTCGTCCTCCAGCTCTTTTACGCGGTCGAGCTTGCCCGCATCCTTGATTCGCTTTTTCTTCTCGTCAGGGTCCGCCATCCGCTCGGCGAAGCCTTCGGGGTCTTTCTCGGCCTCTTCGTCATTCTGCTTTTCATCGCCGGTGATGTCGAACTCGATCCATTTCCGGGTCGAGTCGTCCGCGATCGTTTCCGCCATCACGCGATATTCGGGACGCTGCGCCAGCTCGGCGAGGTAGGTGTAGCCGAGAAAGAGCATCCCCTCGCCTGCAATGGCGCCGAACCCATTGCCGAGCATGGCATTGCCATAGCTGATGACTTCCTTCAGCTCGGAATCCATCGCCAATTGCAGTTTGGGGTCTTTCGGCACCGCCATCGGCGGGAAGTCCGGCACCCTCCATTTTTGGGCTTCCTCGGACTTGCGCGTCGCATAGCGCCGGCTGATTTCCTCGATCTGGGGCAGGATCGACGCCCAATCAGACGCGGACGGCATCTTCCGCGGCTCGGCCGGCACGGTGACCGGCGAGTCCTGCCGGAGCCTAGTGGTCGCTATCGTCTTGGGCTTGTTTGGATTCGGCTTGCGCCCTGCACCGGGACGGAAACCGCCCCGGCCGATGCCACGAGATGCCGTCATGATCGCCCCGTTTGATTCGTCGACCCTTTCGAATACGACGCAATCGAACGGAAATCAAATCAGCCCGGGCAATTCACTCATCCCAATATCGCGGCGGTGGCAGACGGAACGGCGGCATCGGTGGTCCGCGCGGATCGTCGTCATAGCGTGGCCCTCGGCAGTTGCCTTCATAGATGCAGGGCCCACCCTGCGGCCCCCAATGGCGCGGCGGAGGCGGAGGCCCATAGGCCCCCCGGGGCGGCCGGCCATAGGGTCCGTAGATGCCCCAGCCGCCACCGTATTGCGCTTCGGTGACGATGCAGCACAGCACGAGCACGATCATCTTCATAGGATTGCTCCTCTCCCTTTCAGATCATCTCCCGGAACAGCGGGCCCGCTCAACCAGTTCTTGCGCGGGCAGATCGTGCTCTCGCACGTCTTCTCCGAAGTCGGAGGGCAGATGCAGCCGACTGGAGCGGGTGCGGATACCAGCCTGACGGGATGCGCGTAGTAGCGCTCCGGGTAGCAGATCGGACAGGGGTGGGCCGTGCAGAAATGTGCGCTCATGTTATTTGTCCCGAGGTTACGGAAAACATATCGCCCTGCCTCGCCAACTGTTCGAGGCGGCGACATGCGATCTCAAAATATGCAGGCTCGATCTCAATCCCGATGAAAGGACGCTGAGCTTTTAAGGCAGCCTCTCCCGTTGATCCGCTGCCCATGAATGGATCAAGGACCGTCCCCCCCGGACACTTGCGCAGGAGCCGCTGCAGGAGCCCTACGGGTTTCTCATTTGGATGTAGCCTACCGTTTGATGCCATCGCCTGAGTTGGATGGTGATAGATCACGTTGCTTTCATCGCGAGGTCCAGAAAAACCCCTTCCGATCACGTAAATCTCTTGGCTGGATGGCTTCCATGGCAGATCAAGAGCACCCATGCCAAGCGCTGGTCCCTGATCCCATGTCAGGATCATTCGGGTGTTGGCTGGTTCCGGTATCTTCCGAGTGCCGAACACAAGCGCTGGTTTGTCCCCGATCAGGGCAAGCAGTTCATCGCGCGCCATAGTCGTCTCGTCATTCGTAATACTTCTCCCCGCAGCCCAAAGTTTATCGGTTGCCCATCCGCTTTTGTACTTCATGCCATAGGGCGGGTCTGTCATCACCAAATCGAATACAAGTTCGGGCACAATCTCTCTGCAGTCCCCGAGGTGCAGGATGACGCCTTCGGCTATGGTTTCTTTGCGGCTCATACTTTCCTTATCCGATGGTTTGCTTAAACAACTACAGCGCCGCTCGCTTCTGCCGAAGTGAGTCGCGAAGCTTTTCGTTTATTTTGGAACGCTCTTTCCGTACTGCTCGTTTGAGATTGGCATCCGAGCATCGGATTGCCCTTTGGCGATCCGGCCCAAACGCTATATCGACGCACAACGGTGGTCATGTGCTTTAATCCTCAGTGAAAGTGCAGGATGAACGCGACGATCCATCCGGCAGCGAACGATCCTGCGACCGCACAAATCGGCATCCAGATCACGAAGTAGATTGCCCTCATGGTCAATCGCCTGCCGCGAAGAACGCCAAGATCGTCAGCAGGATCATCGGCGAGAGGATCAGCAATCCGATTTCAGTGGTCGTCATCCTTGGTTCTCCTGAAGGCGCCTCACCGCGCGGCTCCGGTTCGCGGCTGCTATCTCGGCGTCGCGCGTGGTCTCCCGTGGGTTCTCCTGAAGGGCGGCGCGTAATAGTTGGGTGCGGAGGCGTTCGATTTCGGGAGCGTGTATGTCATCACTCATCGCATTCTCTCTCACATCTGATCGGCGAGCACCTTCCACTCGGCCCATGCGCACTGTGTAGTCTTGAAGCGACCGCCACGGAACTGGCACAGCCCGCGATCGGTCAGCTCCCACGGCCGGCCATGATTCGTCGGCGCATAGAACTCGGCGAGGAGATCGCCGGTCTTGCCCTCGATCAGCCACGCCGAGCGCTTGCCCGGGAACATCGGCGAGTCGACAATGACGAAGATCAGGCAGCGGTTCCCCCGCACCATGATCTCGAAATCCTGTTCCGTTGCCGTGGCCTCGACCTGCATGTTCGGACCGGACGGGAAGAGATAGCAGCGCGCTGACATCTGCGCTTGTGCGGGGCTGGCGCACCACAACAATAGCGCCAGCGCCATCAATGCCAGTTTCGTTTTCATGGTCTCCTCCTCTGGTTAAACCTGATCGCGAATGCCGAGATAAAGTTCGGTCAGCTCCGCCTCCAGCTTGTCGACCACCTCGAACCGCGCCACGTGCTCGGCGCGCGCCTTGTTGAACGACTCCTTATCGGCCTTGGGATAGTGGTCTCGGCCGTTGACTGTCATGTTTTGCAATGCCCGGCGCAGCACGCCGATGGCATCGACCACCTCCCTGATCTCGCCCTCCAGCGATTTAGCCGAAGTGCCGTTCAGGTGGATCATGGGAATGGTGACGCTCATTCCAAACCTCGCTTTCTGATCAGGCGCTTCACAACACCGCGCGCCTTGGCGATGGTGCGGGTCACGCGACCTTTTCCTCTTTCGCCGCCAGCATGATGGTGTCGGCGTCGAACGTGGTGATTGCTCGCTTCACACCGTCAAGCCGTTCGCCCTCCTGATCGTGCGCGTTTTTTTCTTTGATGTAGGCCATCACCTCGGCACGAGCAGAAAGCGGATAGAGACTATTGAGGTAGACTTTGGAACGCGACCCGTCATCGGTGATCCAGCATTCCTTGATGCTCGCTGCCTTGTCCTTCCAGCCCTTCACGGGCTCGCATAGCACCGTCACCTTCACCTCTTTGAGTTCCGTCCCATCGGTGCGGTAATCGCGCTGGAGCATCAGCGCTTTCACGCCGAGCTGGCGATCCTTGCGGTTCAGGTTGTCGATCGCGGCCTTCATGGCCTTCAGGCTCGGCTTGGTGCCGATCGCCTCGCAAAACCACTCGTTACCGTCTTCGCGGTACGTGATCCTGTGCTTCTTGTATTCGGTTTCCATCGTTCAGCCCTCACAGCCCTTAAAGAGGGATGAAGAGGCGGGAACCCGAGGCTGATGGCGGGCTCCCGCCCTGTTCGTGAGTACGCACGGAAATGCCCTCGCGAACGACGCGTCATGTATAGCAAATTATCTACGGATGCAAGTCGGTCAGTTCTGGCTGGGCATCTTCGCGGTGTTTTCCACCGCCGCCCGCAGCTCATCCAGCAGCCGCCGCTTCGAGGGGGTCAGCAGGAAGTCCCCGGGCTGGTAGGTCCGTTCCGGGACTATCTTGGGCGGGCTGGGTGCCGTTTGGCGGTCATCTGGGTGCCGTTTGGCGGTCAAAAAGGATACTTTGGCCGGAAGGGATGCTGCCGGGGCAGCCGGCGCCGCCTGTGCGGTTTTCGGGGCGGCCGGTAGGCTGATAGCCCCCGCCGCGATCACGCGCCGTAGCGCCTCCTGATCGAACCAGCGAAAGTGCCCCTTGGTGACCTTCGTGTAAACGATACTGACGTAAGGCGGATGCGTGGAACCCACCATACGGCCGATCACCGGCATCGGGCATCCCGGGAACAATTTCCGCAGCGCAATAGCCGCATACGTGCGGGCGCGGGTAGCCGGGATCGAGGTGAGATGATCATGCTCCACCTCCCAGACCGGCACCTTCATGGGATCAGTGCCGGTCTCGCGCGCGGCCGCCACGATGACCGCGGCTACCTGATCAGCGGTCGGCATCATCACTCGCTCCTCTCGACTACGCTCGCAGGCCACGGATCAATCGTCTTGCGGTCATCCCACTTGATGTGAATCTCTCCGCGCTTCGCGATGGAGCGGATTACGCCGCGCCGGTTCGGCCAGTCGACGAGACGCCCGCTCGACCTGATCGTCCGAGCATGTGCCAACTTCAGCTTCACGCGATCGCCGGGCTTGAGCATCGAGCGAATCCCCAAAAGAAAAAGGCCGCGCTTTTTATAGCGCGGCCAGTCTGGGGAGGAAACGCCCAAACGCAACCCGGGCGCGCTCCTACTATCCTATCGACGCCTCGCCCGCAATGATTCGAACCTCGCCTTCTGCTTCGCTTTCTTCTCCTGCTCGATTTGCTTCAGGAGCGCGAGGCCGGTCGGATCGATGGTCTTCGGCAGATCGAAGCGATGGCGGTTCTTCTGCTTCGACCGCTTCTTGGGCTTGGTCTCTTTCCATGCCGCGCGCGCCGCGGCGGTGTTCTCCGGGGTGGCGCGAAGGAAGTCGGGGATGTCGAGGTCGATCATTTCCGGTCACCCTCAACCTTCAGCGATTGCTTGATGCCGGTTGCGGCTATCATCTTCTTGGCCTGCGCCACCGTGTTGCACGATCGCTCGCCGTACTCATTTGGCGAGAGCCACAACCGCAGCCGATAATAGCTGGCATCAAAGGTCGCACGTCTGTCTTCGTCATTCATGTTGCTCTCCACATTTTCAAACAGCCCGCTCCCGGGGACAATCCCCGAGCGCGTGAGAGCAGTATAGCAAATCGACTTTCGCCAAATCTCGGAGTCGGATCGACTCCGGCGCGCAAGCACTATGACGTCGCGCAAAAAACGCTCTCGAAGATTTCTCTTGCATCGGAAAATGCAGGGCGACGCACGCACGGATCGCGCCATGCGATTCAAGAAGTGCCGGGTTTATCGGTGTAACATTATGTGAAGAGGGTGGCTCTCCCGGTAGGGCTCGAACCTACGACGCACCGCTTTAGAGGCGGCCGCTCTGACCGACTGAGCTACGGGAGAAAACTTTTGGCTCCGGTCGGGAGATGTGCGCTCCCTGTTCGGCCTGCTCGCCATTGCTGGCAAGCGTGCTCTGCATCTTGCACCGGAATAATTCACCTCAAAAGCGGAAGTCCTTTCGTGATGGCCTTCGCTTCACTCCGAACGAGCGGACCGATGCCGACCGCGGTCACGATCGGAGAGCCATCGAAATGCGGAGGCATGACGTGGTTCTGCTCGACCACCATGGAGCACGGCAGCTTGGCCATCTTTGCTTTGTGGAAGAGATCGCACAGCTCGCGCTCGCCCGGCACTGTCAACACGATCTTCGTGCCGCCGTCGTCATCATAGGCGCGTTGCGCCTGAGCTGTTGCTGATTGGTAGGCTTCGAGGAAGGCATGACCGGCTTGGCTCGCTGATTTGCCGGCATTCATCTGAAGGTCTGCGCGAAGGATCGCATACATGACCGGATCATCAATCTAACGCATGGTCGCTCCGTTTGCGGCGTTTGCTGATGGCGGGGAAGATGATCACCGCCGCCGGTTTTGTCAAGATCACCCGAAGCAAATCTTGAAGATCAGCCCGAATGCGAGCGCGGCGCCGCCACTTGCGATGAATGCCAGCGCAACCCAAACGATCACGGTGTCGCGGGTCGGAAAGTATTCATAGACCCTTTCCACCCATGTGATCGGGCGTCCGTTCAATAGCTCCTGACGCCTGCGGAGCAGCTCTTCGACCGGGCTTATCATCCCACCCTGCTCCTCGGTTGCATGCGCGCGGCCGCAGCCAGCACCGCACTCGACACTTCGAAGTCCACCTGCTTGAACGGCGAGAACGCTATCACGAGCGCGTCCGCTAGGTTCGGGGACTTTTGCCCGTCCGGCTTCTTGTTGATCACGATCTTGCCGAGATCGTTGGACTTGAAGGTCGGCTGTGACAGCTCTGCTACCAGCTTCATGTGATTCGGGCATTTCGGGTTGATCGATATGATCTCGTCCGGCGCGCACGGGATTTTATCGACCACCCATCGATGCGTTCGCTGGAAGCGCTTGCGCAACGACCACCATGCCTGCGCTTTGCGGTTCTGAAAGAAATCCTCGTTCTTGCGGCCCTTGTCGCCATCGCGGCCGATCGTGCCCTCGACGATGCCCTCGGGATCGATCACCGCATCCGAGCCACGATAGCCGATCGCGCGGATCGTCCGCTGGCCGGTACGCTCGCGCCGTTCGTTGATGATACGAGCGTCGCCGCGCACATCGGCGCCGATGCCGTCCGCGTCATACCTGAACTCGCGCAGGCCCCGCTCGTCACAGCTATCGAACACGTATTCGGTCGAGCTGAAGATGTCCGAGCCCTTGCCGCTCCACTCCTCGGTCGAAGTCACCTCGAAACTCGTGATCTCGGCGAGCGCGTTCTTGTCCTGCCCCTCGTCCGCCACGTCGAATGCCAGCATGCGCCGGCCGCCGAGCGCGAGTCCCAGCTTCTCGCGCGCATCGATCGCGGCCCGCACCCATGCGCCCGGGATCACGATGCCGCGGACCGAAGCCGAATAGTCCCGGTCAATCTCCTGCGCCACCACCACCGGGTCCAGCTCGGCCACCTGCTTATCGTACCAAGCGTCGTCTTTGCGGGGATCGTCACGCCAGTCGAAGATGAAAACCTCGATCTTGCCGCCCCAGCGTTTCGCCGCGAACGGGTTCGCCATGCCGCGCACCGAACTCATGTCGATGCGGCAGTTCGTGGTTTGCGAGAGCGATGCCTCGACCAGCTCGGGCCGCTCCAGATGCGCCGCCTCGTCCACGAAATAGATCGAGGTGCGGTCGCCGCGACCGATGTCGTCGCCGGCCTCGCCCGCGATCAGCGATCCCGTCTCCGGGAATGTGATGCGCATGTAAGGCGAGTCGCGCCATGCCACCCAATCGCCCTTGAAGATGCGCGGGACGTTTTCCATGAAGATGCGGCCCTTCGGCAGGATCGGCTTCAGGGTCCCGATCTTGTCCACGTACTCCGTCTTGCGCGAGCCGAACCCGATCGACATGCCCTCATGAAAGAGGCAGAGCGTGCAGGAGAGCGTGATCGCCACCCATGTGGCGCCAACGTCACGACTCTTTTCAACGAGCCCCGGCTCCTGCGAGCGCCACTTGCGCACGATGTATTCCGCGAACTCGATCTGTTTCGGCATCAGCACGAACGGGATTTTGGCCGGCAGCTTCCGCTCGATGTTGCGCGGCTCGTGTGCGATGCCCCAATCCGCGATGAACTGCCACGGATATTCCCGATAGAACGCCTTCATTGCGACGAGACGTTGTGGGTCTTTCTCGCACATCTCGGTGATGCGGCGGGCGTTCGCCATGCGCTGCGCGAAGATGTAGGCATAGTCCGGGTTCTTGAAATCGAACTTCAGGCGGGGAAGACCGACGATCTTGTTCATCAGGG